TTGACCAACATGATGAGTTTGAATATTTTAAGGAAATTTTACCCAAGATGATAGCCAATGGTCATGAAGCTCATCAAACAATACCTGGATATAAAGATTGTAAACCAGAGATAGAAGCATTTAGATGGTTTGATAATATTAATATTCCTGTTCATGGTTATTGTGATTTAAAAGGTAAAGTTATTATTGAAGACAAATGTAAGTTTCCTAAAAGAGGTAGAGTTAAAAAAGATGGCACTAGGTCTTGGCTAACTAATAAACTACCTGAAGAAAAACCAGATTCATTTCATTTATTACAAATAGATTTTTATTATTCTGTATTTAAGTTGCCAGTTTATATCTGTTACATTAATGAGGAGTCTTACAAAGTATTTAGTGCAGAAAATTGTGATGACCTTAAACCAGAGAATATAGAAAAGAGAATACCAAAGATAATACAAAGATGTAAGATTAGACAAAACCTAATGAAGTTAAGTACAGATCCTAATGTTGTAAAAGATTATATTCAACCACAGTTTGACCATTATTTTTGGCGAAACGAAATGGAAGAAGATTATCTTACAGATGCTATGAAGTTTTGGGATAGTTAATTACCAATTAAATTTACTTTCATTTTCAAAAGTTTTATCTTCATCAGCTTTACGCATACATTCGTAATGAGCATGACCTTTAGGATAAAAACTTACAAAGCTATCGGTATTTAAAATCTCTATTGAACAGTATTTACAATTTCCAACTAATGTAACTATGACTTTTGATTTAACCCAACTCTTATTATGTCTTGGCATAGTTAGGTCTTTTGCCTTTTCTTGATTTCCTTTCTGCTCTTTTCTTTCTTGATACTGCTGCTCTCCTTTGACTAGGACTCATAGCTCTTGCTTTTGCCAATGGCACACATTTAGGATAGTTTCTTCTTTTTTCTTTACCTGAACGACCACATTTAGGAAAAGAACCATCGGATCTAGGATTGGCAATGTCAACCCAGTTTTGTTGTACCCATGCTCTTAAACCTTTTTTTGCCATTATCTTTTTCTTTTTTTAGCTTTTTTCTTTTTCTTACCACCAGGTGTAATCTTACCTGAACATACAGCACTAGCATACATATTAGCATAGGCACTAGGATAAACTTTAAACTTTCGTTTAGCTGCTGCTTTACCTCTTGCACATAGTTTTGCCATTATTCAAACTCCTTTAATATTTTTATTTTTTCTTCTGCATTAGCAATCTTTTCAATTAACTTATCTACTTCATCAATGTGTTGTGGGTGTTCTCCAATCCCTACACTATTGTTAAAATAAATTTTTATTGTGGCATCAGCTTCAGATATTTCAGCTTGATACCTTTTTTCTAACGCATCAAGTATTACTTGTTTCATCCTGTGTGTCTTTTCTGTACCATAAATTTAGCTGTCTTAACAGCTCCTTTATGTGGTTTGTATGCACCTTTCATAAGTTTATATGAATTACCTTTTTTCATCCAATGAAACCCTTTGGGTGCTTTAACTGTTTTCATCATACTTTTCTCTTTTTCTTTTTTTTAAGTGCTTTAAAATCAGCACCTGTTATTCTATCAAATGGAGCAGCCATTCTTGCTATCTTCATTTGTTTTTTACTATACTTTTTGTTTTTACCTTTTGGCATATTTATCTCCTTTTAACCCTCCAACCATACCCAACCATCAAAATGATTACACCTAATATTAATATTTGCTTTTCATTTTTTTGTTTTTTTTCTTTTTCTTTTTTTTCTTTTTCATTCCATAATGTTTTGGCATGATTATCTCCTTTTGTTTTTACGACCCATATACCAATCGCCAGGTTCATAGTTCCATCGTTTACCATGATGACCTCTTAAATCAGCATACAGCATCCTTGCTTTGACTATTATTTTTATAATAGACCTTACCATTTTTTACAAGACCAATATCTTGCAGAAAATACATCTTTTGCACTAGCACATCTGTGTCTAGCTCTAAAACTCTTTCTTCTAGCTGGATTGTTTTTTTTGATTGTCATGTTGGCATCACCATATCTAATAATTTTTTCTCTACCACCCTTACAGGCTTTGACTACAAATTTTTTACCACCCTGTACTTGTCGTCTAGGTGAGTTACATTTCATTTTTGATTTATCTATTGCCATTAGTCTATTTTATCAACTCCATTAAAGTATTTATAATCAAATTCTACAACTCTGCAATCATGTTTTTTACGCATGGACTTTTGTTTGTCTTTAAATTCTATAGCTTTTTCTTCTGTTTCAAATATTGTGTTAGTGAACATCTCATATTTATCATTTCTTTTCCATACTACACAATATATCATGCTTTTATTTTAGGTTTAGGTGGAGGAACAATAACTTCCATACAACCAAACTTTGAATATATCTGATACTTATTAGTTTCAGATTTACCTATCTCTTTAGTTTTATCTAATGACTTTTGGTAGCCATCTAATAGGCAATCGTAATAAGTGTTATAAACTTTAGGGTATGTGTATGGTTCTAGGCAAGTGTTGGCTAGAGTGCTGCACATAACTATTGTAAGCATTATTTTCATTTATCATCCTTTTTCTCCTCCAACTCTTTGATTCTTTTGTTTGCGTCTTCAAGGTCTTTGGTTAGGTGTTCTAATTTTTGTAAACACCTTTTATTAGCAGAATCTTTAGACTTACCTGCGTCTTGAAGCTCTGCAACTTCTTGTTTAAGAATACGAACCTGATCCTTATATTCGTTAATAATATCTATGTTATCAGACATCTATTTTTTTTTAAATGTAGAAACACCCTTGATACCTAGAATTGTAGAAAATGCACCGACTACAAGAGCTTGGTAGAACATTGGAAGATTTGCAAACTTATCAAAGAAAATATCTATCTTTTGTTGTATGTCAGGGTCATCACTAAATACAGACCATGCTAATAAAAGCAGAGGAATTGAAATTAGCACCAAACAGAATTCGTCTTTCCAGTCCCCTTTGTGTGAATCAATAACAGCTTTTTTAAATTCTACTTCACCATTAGCCATTCGTTCAGCTAATTTTAATTCTGCTACTGATTCTAATTCTTTTGTTTTTCTTCTATTAGATGCAATAGACATACCAGTTTTAATAATACCTGGAACTAATTTAGCAGCTATATTTAACCACATGATACCTCCTATGTTTTTGCAGATCGCATTTTAGTTGCAATTGCATTTGCTCTATTTGGAACTTGTCTTGCATAAAGTGAATCCATAATTTGAAAAGCAGCTTCACCATAATCTTCTCTATCTAAAGCAGATAACATTTTAACAAATTTTTTAGTTCTTGGCATACCAATATTAAAAACTAATTCTATAACACATTCTCTTGCTATATGATTTACTGGTTTACCCTCAAGTATTTTATTAGCATCATTTAAAGACATTTCAAAATCTTTTTCAAATACTAATTCTAATTGTTCTTTAGTGTATTCTTTATCTTCTTCAAATTGTTCATGGTCTAATACTAAATGACCATAACCAATAGTTCTCTTACCTAATGGACACTTATAAATTTTAGGTACAAAACCTTCATGTTCTTTTATTTGTTCTTTTAATTCTTCGTACATTTCTTTTCTCCAAGTTAGCTGTAAATCTTATTCGCCATCGCCAAACAAGACCATATAGTTTTCTGCACAAACATTCTAGTTTTATCAGTAAATATTCCATAGTTACACCTCATAAAATCCTTAATGTTTGCAGTTATCACAAGCACATAAATCGCCATCATACCAATGTGTATGTAATGCTTCATCACAATGGCATTTGCAATGACAATCTTTGCACTTCTTTTTTCTTTTCTTTTTTGGTGGGAAAAATACTTTATCTAATTTTTCTGACCAATTATCAAAGAAACCTAAAATTTTGTATATATATTTATCTATCATTTTAATATTAATTTTTTAATTGATTTACTACCATCTATATTATCTTCTAATTCTGCTTTTGATTTAATACATTGATAAGAAACATTGTCAGCTATTTTTCTGGATGCAACTCTCTTACCTTTTAAACATTCACTCATAGACTCTTGTATTCTATGTTCTTTTATTTCGTTATTAACGATCATTAGTAATGCTACTACAGTTTCAATCATTAGTAATTTTTTCCATTTTCTCTAACTTTATCTTTTAATTCTTCAATATCAGCTAGTGCTTTATCTAATTGTGAACTTAAAAATTCTATATTAACTTTATTGGTCATATTCATTTCTTGTGTTGACTGTAATTTTTCTACAGTCTTGTAAAGATCCTCCAATAAAAAATGTTGCTCTTGATCTATAGGTACTTGCTCACTTTTCTTAAGCAAATCATTTTCAAATAATTCTCTTGATGTTTCTAACGATACTAACCTTGCAGTTATTTCTGTAAAAGCTAGTACCCCTGCTGCGACAAGCACTATCAAAGAGGCAACTGTCTTCATCGGCATCTGCACAGCAGCAGACTCTGATATATTTAAAGGTCTATTTTTCATAATCTACCATAATTAATTTTATACCTAATCTTTTCTGTTCTCTAGTAGGACTTCTACAAATTTTATAAGAACCTTTAGGTTTGTCTTTTAAACTTTTACCTTTGTTTGTTTTTCTATAGGTAATTGTTTTAATATCAATGAGTGTTATTTTACCATCTTTGTCAACTATAACAATATCAAAAGGACAAGCAGGATCTACTGATTTAGCAACAAAAAAACCTTCTTTGGTAAGTCTAGCAATAGTTTCGTATTCTCCTACGACACCCTTAATAGATGTTTTTTTTTGTCTTTCAGATATGTCTATTTTATTAGACTTAAGACTAGATTGACTAGACTTGATATGCTTAATGCAGCTACGAACCATAAGATTTTATATATATTATTTATCTTGTCATCTATGTGTTTAAGGTGGTTGTTTTTTATAGTGTCAATCTTTTGATGTACTAATTTTAATTCACCTTGTAGTTTAATAATGTCTTGAGAATTTTTTTGGGATTGTGTTGGCATTTTATCTTTCTAACAATGATGCAGGAAATTGAGGTGCGTTTGTAGTTCTTATATTATTTAAAATTTCTTGACCTGATATAATAGCTCCTATGTCTATAACTGGATTTATTGGTTTTGCAAAATTAACTGCAATTTCTTGACCAATAATTTTTTCTGCTTTTTTAGCACTTACAATATCTTTTGCTCTATCAAATCCTGTCCTTGCAGCTAACAAACCTTGAATACTAGCTGTTTTAAAACCTAATATACCAACTAATTGTCTAGCAACACCATTTAAAGCTCTCATAAGTGCTGATGCAGTATTTGAAGCATTTACTAAATCTTTAGGTTTAAATGTTTTCTGAACTTCTGTAACAAATTCACTTATTAATTTTATTTCATCATCATCAAATAATTCTTTTAATAAATCTTT